CCCACTTCTTTCTCTAAATCTAAGTTTTTTATCTTAATTTTATTAATTTCATCGTTGTTTTTAGCATTATCGTCTTGTAAACTACTAATTTTTTTGTTAATTGTACCAACTTGTCTATCTTTACTATCAATTGAACGTAAAAGACGAGAATTTACCTTACCTTTATCTAAAATTGTGTTTTGTGTTGAGGATAATTGACCTAATTGAGTGTTTAATTGAGTAATTTGCGCATCGTTAGTAGTTATTTTAGTAGAATACACCGCAATCTCTCTATCTACTTGTTGTAATTTTAAGTTCTGCTGTTGGAATGCGTTTGATAGGTAACCAAATATACCAGCTGATGTAATTAGCATCAATACTGCCACTGCTGACACCAAATACCACTTATTAAACCCAGTTATCTCATCCCATTTTTGTTTAAGATAGGTTGCAGCTACTAATTTAGCAAATTCTAATGAACCTGCCATTACCATAACAGATAAAGCTGCTCCACTAAATAGAACACCCAATCCAGTTATAGAAAAGAATGCTGCACAACCAGCTATGATTAATGCAGATATCCCTACCAACCATTTTAACCAATTCATTATCCCTCTCTTTCTAAATCAATTAAATCATTAACCTTGCCTAATGCAAACAATACTTCATCAAACATTTTTACTGCATCTATGTTTGTGATTTGTTTACTACCTTCTGCTGCTTGTTTTAAGAAGTTTGTTCTAATTTCAATTTGCTCTAAGCTTTTTCTGATTTGTTCTTTGTATCTCATATACTTTATTTTTTATAAATATTTGTTGTTTAGAAATCCAACTATTGCTTCGGCCCATATTCTATGTGCCTTAAATCCTGGATGCCCATCTGTTGTAATATCTGCACCAATTTCATTACAAATTTGTGTTTTTGTTTCACCTGACATATGAACTATATTGTTGTAATAATCACTACCAATTTTTAATTTTAAAATATGCTCATTATTAAATGCAGGATAATCATATTGTAAATTTAAATGATATTCGGTATAGCTTGTATCGCCGGTAAAGTAAAATTCTATATTATGCATTAACATAAAGTTGGCTAATCCAAATAATGAATATGCAACCTGTTTTTCTTTAAATTCCGGGTGTATAAATTCTTCTGAATATTCTTTTATTATTTTACGAAGTTTGTTTCTATATTCTTCATCTAATTGTGGTCCATATATCCAATTTAATACTACCTGTGTATCATTTATTTTTCCTCTATCTCCATATTCAACATTACCAACTAAAGGTTTAAATTCTTTATTTGAAAATAAATCTAATCTAGATACTGATCCGGGTAATTCTAAAATGAATATTGTTTTTTTAACTATATCTAATCTATTCTTAAAAATATATTCCCACGTCTTTCGTATAACTCGCTCCGTACCACTACCACTTTTAGCTTCATTTATAACTTTAAAATTTGGTAATAAATTTTGAACTATGGTAGGATAACAAACTTCCTTTTCATTTTTATATTCAAAGTCATATTGTTCTTTATATGCTTTATGAATATGGCGTCTTCCTGCTTCAAATCCACCCCCTTCGGTGAACGAACATCCATTAAAATATATTGTATCGTAATTACTTAAATTCATCTAACTAAAAAATTCTGCTAATTTGGTTTCTTGTTCTAATTCATCGGGTGAGCAATACTTAGGGATTTCATAATCTCCTGGCTTTCTGAAAACTAAAAGATACTCATGTACCTTTGATGTGTAACGTTTTGCCGCGGTTTTACCTATTTGTAATGCTGCGAATGGTGAAATATTTTCTAGTATAACTATATCGTGCTGATTAAATCCGTGCTTTTTAAAAGAATTGATAACATCACCATGAAAGTTTTGAAATGAACCACCGGTCCTTAAATCACCAACAACCCAACACGCAAATGCTCCACTTTTTAGGACTCTATAACAATTAGAAATACAAACATCAATCTTACTCATAAATGATTCGTATTTATTCTCATCACTTAATTGACCAGGAACTGATTCGTATCTTTCTAAGTTAAAGTAAGGTGGACACGTAAATATTAAATCTGCACTCTTATCTGAAACTTCTTCCATTGCTAATCCATCACTATTAATAATATGTGGATGAACATTATGTGCTTCAAAATGATTGTGTACTCTTTCGTATGTTTTAGGTGAAATTTCAAATCCAGTATAATCTCTACCTAATTTAGTTGCAACAAATCCTCTCGTAACTCTACCGGCAAACGGGTCTACTACCTTACTACCCTTCATACTCCAAAACTTATAAACTTGTTCAGCTAAGCCGGCGTGGAATTCAGAGAATGTATATCCAGGTAAATACTCCGATGTGTCACTTCGTCTTTGTTCATCCAAACCATCGTTTAAATAGGCATCGTGCCACTTTAGCTTTGATTCTTTGGTAGGTCTATTAATTGATAGAGGTAAGAATCCAAATTGGTCTACTACCTTTATATCGGTTCTAAGAGGTAATATTTGTGAGTATTCTGCCATAATAAAAAAGGGTAGTCTTTTGTGACTACCCTTAAAGATACGAAATATAACTGAACTATCCAACTTTAATGGATACTTTTTTAGGTTTCTTTTCTTCTATCTTAGGTAAGGAAATATTTAATATACCATCTTTAACTACTGCCAATGTAGCACTAAGGTCCCAATTAGTTCCAATGTTTAAGGATTCATCAACAGGAAGTGCAATTGCATTCCAAATTTTATCATCGGTTTCTTTTTCTATTGATTTAACTCTAATAAAGTTTTCATCAATAGTAATTTCTAATGATTCTTTTGTTTGACCAGGTACCGCTAATCCTATTCTTAGGATATCATCTGTAACATCTACTACCACTTGTTTATGTTTAGTGCTAGCTTGTCTTGTTTTTGGTGTTTCGAAAAAATCTTCGAATAATTTGTTGTAATCTACTAAATACATAATTTAATGTTTTGTTTTGTTAATAATACTCTATATAGTTCAAATACTATACCATTAAGGTTAAACTGACACTTTGTTAGAATTGTCCAACATTTAAAGAAAATTTGTCAGTTTTTTGTGACTTATCTTGTAATTTTAATTCTTCTTGTCTTTCTATGATTGTACTCATAAAATCTCCCCAATGTAAAATATATTGAATAGATGAACGTAGTGTATTCTTAACATTAAATGTCTTTAAATACTTTTCATTATCTTCATCATATAACCCATCAGTAAGTTTAATACCAAAGTATTCATTTTCTGTATATTGAATACCATAATGGTTCAATGTAAAGAAAGTTCTATCGGTAATAGTCATAAATGGTATTTCATCATTTCTTTTATAGTAATCCATTCTATTATCTATTTCCCATTTATTTGTATTAGGCACATAATGTACTTGTCCTTTAATACCTAATTTACCCAAATCATGATGTAATGCTGCAAACATTAATTCTTCATCTTCAAAATCAATTGTACCACCTTGTGCTACAAATAATTCTTTCATCTTCAAAGCATTCTTACATACATTAAAAATGTGGTCAATATATCCCCCATCATAACAATTGTGATATAATAATCTACCACTCGCCGGAGACATTGCTAAATTCATACCTAATTCGTTTTCGGAATACATATGTAGTAATTTATCAAGTCTATCACCTGTAAAATACTTTTTAATAATAGCAATAAACTTATCGTAATTTGCTTTAATTTCTTCTGCTGTCTTTTTTCTTTGTGTCATAATTTATAGTTTAAAAAATTTATCTGCGTTATTTATTTTACTTATTCTATTGTCTGCAATCTTACACGTAACTTCATGTATTTCACTACCTATATACTTTCTATTATTTTCAATACATACCACTGCCGTAGTACCACTACCTATAAATGGGTCAAATACTATTTCGTTTTTCTTTGTATATCCATTGATAAATTCTTTTACAATATTAGCCGAAAAATTATAGGTATATTCTGGTGTAGCCGGCTTAAATTCTTCATACCAAACATCCGGTAAATTTACTACCTTTGAAACATCCTTTTTAAATGTTAAAATAAAAGTGTAACCCGGTCTATATAAATCAATTTTATATGTTTTAACCCATATTTTCTGTGATATTAATCGCCATCCTAATTCATTCATTAGATTACACATAATAGTATGTTTCGGAATAATAGTACCATCCGTTTTTCTATCTGAAACAAATATGGTTACTACATCATTTTTAGGATTAAATAAACTAAATCTTTCTTTTAGGAAATCAATGTAGGGTTGTATATTTTTAGTATCTGCACCAATCTCATCAAAATCCGGTGGAGATGTTATAATATAATCATACTCTAAGTTACGAGTAAGTGTATCTAAGCAATCTTCGTTGTAAATCATTTTGTTAAATTTTCTTTAGTTAAGATTTTATATAGTAGTTCAATTTCTTCTTCGGTTTCTAGCATTGGTAAATTATCAAATAGGGTTACCAAATATTCTCCCTCATTTAATTCCATATTTTTCCATTCATCACTCGCTATTGAGATAAGTGTAGGTCTATCACTAACATCATCATCTTCTAATGGTAGAGGTAATATCCAATAATAATATTCGGACTCACCATCGTTTTCCTCTATCTTAATAGCTCCCCACTTTTTAAATGAATGGTCAGTAATAGGTGTTTGTGGCATTGTTATCATAACTCAAATATACAACTTTTTTTCCTAATCACAAATAATTCTAATAGATTTTTGAATTGAATCTATTTTTATCTTTGAAAATAGGTTATCCACCGGTATCTCAATAGTGTATCTTGCTTTAGCTAAAATAGTA